ATGACATTGATCAAGCCCAGTGGGGACTATGAACCGGCGATCGACATGATCTCGGTGACCGCAGAGTTGTACGAATTTTATGTCAACGAATTGCGGGACCTGATCGCCAGATTAAATGCCGGGGAATTTGAGGCCCTAGCAGAGACCAAAAAAATCGAAGTGCAATTGCGGGCAGCGATGAATTCCGCAGTTGCAGAAAGGAAGCGGCTCGATGAAGAAGCGAGAAAAACTGCAGGAGTCGTTCACGACTATGCCATCGACTTCGGCAGTGCCCGAGATGAAATCGGGCGCCGCTTGGCTAAGCTTAGAGCCGCTAGAGGTGCAAACCCAATTTCTGGATGATCTAACTGAGGGAGCGCTACTTGCGCTCCCTTATTTGTTTGAGTTCTGGGCGCATGATCACCAACTGCCACCCGAGGGGGAGTGGCGGACTTGGGTGATTATGGGCGGCCGTGGGGCCGGGAAAACCCGTGCCGGGGCAGAATGGGTGCGCAGCGAAGTGGAAGGTGATTTGCCGCTTGATGCGGGGCGTTCGGCCCGGGTGGCGCTGGTTGGGGAAACCATTGATCAAGTGCGGGACGTGATGATCTTTGGCGACAGCGGGATTTTAGCCTGTTCGCCGCCAGATCGAAAACCAAAATGGGAAGCGACCAAGCGTCGCCTGATTTGGCCAAACGGGGCAATTGCGCAAGTATTTTCGGCCCATGAGCCAGAGAGTTTACGCGGGCCGCAGTTTGATGCGGCTTGGGTTGATGAGCTTGCGAAATGGAAAAAGGGGCAGGATGCCTGGGATATGCTGCAGTTTGGTCTGCGTTTGGGGGATTGCCCACGGCAATGTGTGACCACAACACCAAAGAATGTTCCTGTTTTAAAACAGATATTGGACAATCCATCGACGGTTGTAACCCGTGCACCGACGGAGGCAAATCGCGCGAACCTTGCGCCGTCGTTCTTGGAGGAGGTTCGAAACCGATATGCGGGAACGCGGCTCGGGCGGCAGGAGCTGGATGGCGATTTACTAGAAGACGCCGAAGGTGCGCTGTGGTCGCTTGCGATGCTAGAGCAATGCCGCGTTGAGACCGTGCCTGAATTGGACCGTGTTATCGTAGCTGTAGATCCACCGGTGACGGGGCATGTTGGATCAGACGCCTGTGGTATCATTGTTGCAGGGGTTGTCATGCAGGGTGCGCCCCAAAATTGGACGGCTTATGTTTTACATGACGGAACCGTTTCTGCCGTGTCGCCCACGGAATGGGCAAAACGAGCGCTGGATTTATCAAAGCAACATAATGCGGATAAATTGGTAGCAGAGGTCAATCAAGGTGGGGATCTGGTTGAGACAGTGTTGCGTCAGATTGATCCGCTTGTGCCTTATAAATCTGTGCGGGCGTCGCGTGGTAAGATCGCTAGGGCGGAACCGATTGCAGCGTTGTACGAACAGGGCAGAGTGAAACATGCACGTGGTCTTGGTTCGCTCGAAGATCAAATGGGACAGATCACTTTGCAGGGGTTTACAGGCCAAGGCAGCCCGGACCGCGTTGACGCATTGGTGTGGGCTTTGCATGAGCTGATGGTCGATCCTGCCCAGCATTATCAGCGCCCTCGGATGCGCGAATTGTAATCCAAGTTTGAAATTTTGGCTCGGAGCCTGAGCGGATCGCCTGAGGGGGATGCGCCCATCGGCCCGCCTGTCTGAAACATAAGGAGCGACCTTTATGGTATTTGATTTCTTAAGAAAAAACACCCCAGCCGCACCTGAGCAAAAAGCGTCGGCAGCCGGGCCAGTCATTGCCTATCAGGGGGCGGGACGTGTGGCGTGGAGCCCACGTGATACGGCGTCATTGACCCGTACGGGGTTTTCAGGAAATCCGGTCGGATTTCGCTGCGTCAAACTGATTGCTGAGGCTGCTGCGGCATTGCCTTTGGTCTTGCAGGATCATGAACGTCGATATGATGTGCATCCATTATTGCAACTGGTGCGACGCCCAAACCAAGCGCAGGGGCGTGCTGAGCTGTTCGAAGCGCTGTTTGGGCAGCTGCTGTTGTCTGGGAATGGGTATCTCGAGGCTGTTGCTAATGAGGCAGGCGAAGCGATTGAGTTACATGTTTTAAGATCAGATCGCATGAGTTTGGTTCCGGGAAGTGATGGCTGGCCCGTTGCGTATGATTATACGGTGGCTGGGCGTAAACATCGTTTTGATATGACCGGTGAGTTGCATCCGATTTGCCATATCAAAAGCTTCCACCCACAAGATGACCATTATGGGTTATCGCCAATTCAAGCCGCGGCCAGCGCCATTGATGTTCACAATGCGGCATCACGCTGGTCGAAATCTTTGCTCGATAATGCGGCACGCCCATCTGGTGCGATTGTTTACAAAGGGGCGGATGGTCAGGCGAGCTTAACAGCGGATCAATATGACCGTTTGCAAAACGAAATGGCAAGTCATCACCAAGGTGCTGCAAATGCGGGTCGCCCCATGTTATTGGAGGGCGGATTAGACTGGAAACCCATGGGGTTCTCGCCGTCGGACATGGAATTCCAGAAGACCAAAGAGGCCGCGGCACGCGAAATCGCTGTGGCCTTTGGGGTGCCTCCGATGTTGTTGGGCATTCCGGGTGACGGAACCTACTCCAATTACCAAGAGGCCAATAGGGCTTTTTATCGTTTGACTGTGGTGCCTTTGGTGACGCGTGTGGCGGCAGCGGTTTCTGATTGGTTGTCTCATTATCAAGGCGAGCTATTGGAGTTGAAACCCGATTTGGATCAGGTTCCCGCATTATCAGCGGAGCGTGACAATCAATGGCGCCGGGTGAGCGAAGCAAGCTTTTTAACGGAGTCTGAAAAGCGCGCCATTCTAGGGCTTCCTAAGCTTTCGGAGGACGAATGAGCAGCGCTAAATCTGAGCGCGATGGATCGCGGTTTTTATACGACAGTTTCGATGCAGCACAGGCGCGTATCGAAGCGAATGAAAGGGTGGCAAAGCTTCAGTTTGAGGCATTGGATCATCGTTTAGGGCGCATCGAAAGTATGATTGAGAGATTGGAAAAACGGCTTTGGCTGATGGTTTACGGCGTGGTCGCTGTGATCCTTGTTCAAGGTATTCAATCGCTGCTTGAGATGGGGCCAAGATAGGACATTAACATGAATTTACATCAAGGTATGACCGGGCTTGAAACCAAGTTTTGCCGGCTGGGCGAGGCTGTTCAAGTTACGGATGGCACCGTGATTGAAGGCTATGGATCCCTGTTTGGAAAATGCGATCAGGGGGGCGATATTGTTGCGCCGGGTGCTTATGCCACATCGCTAAAAACCCTTATGAACAAAGGCCACGCCGTAAAAATGCTGTGGCAGCACGATCCAACCCAACCTATCGGGGTTTGGGATGAAGTCCGCGAAGACGATAAAGGCCTATATGTCAAAGGGCGTTTATTGACGGATGTGGTGAAGGGGCGAGAAGCCGCCGCATTGATTGAAGCGGGTGCAATCGATGGTCTGTCGATCGGCTATCGCACAAAAAAAGCCCAAAAGAATGCAAAGGGCCAACGGCTCTTGACGGAATTGGAGCTTTGGGAGGTGTCATTGGTGACGTTCCCGATGCTTCCGGACGCGCGTGTCGATGCCAAAGGGGACACCCATGAGGTCGATGCACTGCGCGAGTTGGCTGATGTGATTAACGATGCACGTCTGTCTCTGGCCCGTGATTCACGTGCGCCTTTTTAACTTCTCTCATTTCAGGAGTTTTTAATGAAACAGTCCAAGGCACATGCCCAGATTGAGATTAAATCGGAGGGAGAACATGCTGTTTCTGCCTCTCATGCCGGGATTGCGGAAGTTAAATCCGCGCTCGCCGGTTTCATGACTGAGATTAACGCAAAGCTTCAAAAACAGGATGGCAAGCTTACTATGTTTGAACGTAAAACAGTATCTAACGGACGCCCGGCGCTTTCAACTGCTGCCGAAATTGAAGTGCCGCACCAGAAGGCTTTTGGATCCTATCTACGCTGTGGCGATGATGATGCGCTTCGTGGTTTGGAATTGGAAGGCAAAGCGATGTCTTCTGCAGTTTCAGCGGACGGTGGATACTTGGTCGATCCACAAACCGCAAACACTGTGAAAAGTGTTTTGAATTCAACCGCGTCTTTGCGTTCAATTGCATCAGTGGTGAATGTTGAGGCCACGTCTTATGATGTGTTGATTGACCGTACTGATGTTGGCGCAGGGTGGGCAAACGAAACGGCGGCATCCGCTGAAACGGATACGCCACAGATTGATCGTATCACCATTCCATTGAATGAACTTTCGGCACTTCCAAAGGCGTCGCAGCGTTTGCTTGATGACGCTGCTTTTGACATTGAAGGCTGGCTCGCGGGTCGTATTGCTGACAAGTTTTCCCGCGCTGAGGCCGCTGCCTTTGTGAATGGGGATGGTATTGATAAGCCGACCGGTTTTCTAACACATACATCTGTTGCTGAAGCCAGCTGGAGCTGGGGTAACCTTGGTTATATTGCGACGGGTGTTGACGGTGATTTTGACGGTGCAAGCCCTGCTGATGCGATTGTTGATCTGGTTTACGCATTGGGTGCGCAATACCGGGCAAATGCAAGCTTTGTGATGAATTCTAAAACCGCCGGCGCCGTGCGTAAAATGAAAGACGCTGATGGTCGTTTTCTATGGTCAGATGGTCTGGCTGCAGGTGAACCTGCACGCCTTATGGGCTACCCGGTTCTTATTGCTGAAGACATGCCTGATATTGCGTCGGATGCGAATGCGGTTGCCTTTGGTGATTTTAACGCAGGCTACACCATTGCCGAGCGCCCTGATTTGCGCGTGCTGCGTGATCCATTCTCAGCGAAACCGCATGTTTTGTTCTATGCGACCAAACGCGTTGGCGGTGATGTCAGTGATTTTGCGGCCATTAAGGTTCTTAAGTTTGCAGTGAGCTAAGGCTCTTTGCAGAGCGGTCGCCAAGATTTGGTGGCCGATTGGACGCGCACAGTTATCCCTGTTGTCTAGCTGCTCCCCCTCCGCCCGAGCGATGGGGTTGTGCGCGTCCTGTTCATGGGCTTGTGGAAAGCCCTACGGGCGGAGACCCGGAGTTTTCGGAGATATACCATGATGTTAATCGAGCAAGCTACAGTGCCCAGCGTGGCGCTTCCTATTGCTGTGTTCAAAGATCATTTACGCCTGTCGCATGGATTTGCGGATGATGGGTTTCAAGACGCATTGCTGGAACAAGTGTTGCGCGCTGCAATGGCGGCGGTTGAAGCCCGTACAGGTAAAGTTTTGATCCAGCGCGGTTTCACGTGGTCTCTTACCGGATGGCGAACATCTGGAGTACAGGCGCTGCCGGTTGCACCTGTTCAGTCTATTACGGCGATGCGCCTGTTCGATCGAATGGATGCTGAAACGATCGTTGATGACGGAACCTATTCTTTGGAAAAGGACAATCAACGACCCAAGGTCAGAGCAACGGGGACAATGTTGCCACGCATCCCTGTGGGCGGCCAGGCCGAGGTCGAGTTCGAAGCTGGATTTGGTCCAAATTGGACAGATGTGCCCGCAGATTTAGGCATGGCCGTTCTATTGCTTGCCACACATTATTATGAAAATCGATCTGCGACCTCGGACACCGATAATGCAATGCCATTTGGAGTGACAGAGTTGATTGCGCGGTATCGTACGGTTCGAATTTTGGGGGGCAGTGCGCTGTGACATCCTTGAAATTAAGCCGAAAACTGGCATTGGAGGAGGCGATCTATACGCCTGACGGTGCCGGAGGATTTAGTGAAAGTTGGTCCGAGTTGGGCGTGCTTTGGGCGGATGTTCGTGCTGGAACCGGGCGTGAGAAGGCAGGTGCAAATCTGACACTTGCGACTGTTCCTTACCGGATCACGGTACGCGGTGCTCCAGAAGGGGCGCCATCACGCCCCAAGCCTGATCAGCGGTTTCGAGAGGGCGACAGGATCTATCGCATTATTGCGGTATCTGATCGCTATCCTGACCAACGCTATTTGATTTGTTTCGCAAAAGAAGAGGTAGCGGCATGAGTTACGGAGTCGGAGCATCGCTCCAGACAGCTATTTACACACATTTGGTTGCGGATACAGCGCTTAGCGCGCTGGTTGGTTCCGCAATCTACGAAACGGTTCCGCCGGGCACGTTGCCCAGCCTTTATGTCAGTTTGGGCGCCGAAGATGTTCGGGACCGTTCTGATGTGACGGCGTCAGGGGCGTTACACAGCATCGTTGTTTCCGTCGTTGCGGAAACCGCAAGTTTTCAAGCCGCAAAAACCGCCGCCGCCGCCGTGAGCGATGCGTTGGTGGATGCGGACCTGAGTTTGGCGCGTGGGCAGCTGGTTTACAGCCGGTTTTATAAGGCGCGCGCGCGCCGCATCGATCCAGGCGATTCACGTCGGATCGATTTGATATTCCACATGCGTGTGGATGACGTTTAACTTAAGCAGGAGTGCAAACCATGGCAGCACAAAATGGCAAAGACTTATTGATCAAAGTGGACCAAACAGGGGATGGTTCATTTCAAACCATCGCAGGTCTACGTGCAACGCGTATCAGCTTTAACGCTGAATCTGTTGACGTCACATCACTTGAGAGCGCAGGCGGTTGGCGCGAACTCTTGGCTGGTGCAGGTGTAAAAACTGCATCTGTTTCTGGTTCAGGCGTTTTCCGTGACGAAGGCACGGACGAACGTGCGCGTCAGGTCTTTTTTGACGGTGAAACCCCAGATTTCCAAATTGTCGTTCCTGACTTTGGCGTGATCGAAGGTCCGTTTCAGATCACCGCAATCGAATACTCCGGTAGCCATAACGGCGAAGCAACCTATGAGTTGTCGTTGGCATCTGCGGGTATTTTGACCTTTACGGCGCTGTAATGACCAACCCTTGGAGGGGCGAGGTGGCCCTGACACTTGATGGGGTGAAGCATGATTGCCGCCTGACATTGGGTGCATTGGCTGAGCTTGAGGCGTCCCTAAAAACGGGGACGCTGATTGAGTTGGTTGAACGCTTTGAAGGGCAGCAGTTCAGCACACGTGATGTTTTAGCGGTTATCGTTGCGGGTTTGCGTGGCGGTGGTTGGTCTGGCGGAGGGCAAGATTTGCTTAGTGCTGAGATCAACGGTGGTCCGCTTGAAGCAGCGCGTGTTGCAGCAGAGCTACTGGTGCGCGCCTTTGCCTTACCAGAAGAGGCGCAAACGTGACCCAGTTTAACTGGTCAGCATTGATGAAAGCAGGGATGCGAGGGGCGGGGTTAAAGCCGGATGAGTTTTGGCAACTGACCCCCGCAGAACTGATGATCATCTTGGGGCAGGACAAAGGTTCTGCCCCCTTAAGTCGCGCGCGGTTGGAAGAGCTTGCGCGCGCTTTCCCTGATAGTACGGAGGAGCCAGAGCATGGCGGACTTTGAAGATATTACCGGTTTGGATACAAGTGTGGATGCGCTTGAAACGTCGATGGGCGCGGCGTCTTCCATGACGGTTGCTTTTGAACATGAGCTGAGCCGCATGTCCGAAACAATGGGACGTACAGGGCGCGAGGTAGGTCAACTGTCCAACGGTGTAAGCCGTGGTTTGAAGCGCGCAATTGATGGATTGGTGTTTGATGGCGGAACGCTGTCGGATGCTTTGGAAACCGTTGCCAAATCGATGGTAAACACAGCCTATTCAATCGCAACGCGCCCTGTGACACAAAATGTTGGTGGCATGATTGCACAAGGGGCCAACAGCTTGCTTGGTGGTTTGTTTCAATTTGAAAACGGCGCGAGCTTTGCCCAAGGGCGTGTGACGCCTTTTGCCAGTGGCGGCGTTGTTGGTTCGCCAACATATTTTCCTATGCGCGGTGGTACAGGATTGATGGGTGAAGCCGGCCCTGAGGCGATTATGCCATTATCACGTGGGCCCGATGGACGTTTGGGCGTTCAATCGCAAGGCGGTGGTCGCCCTGTAAATGTGGTTATGAATATCACCGCCCCAGATGCACAGAGCTTTCAGCGTTCTCAAAGCCAAATCGCCGCCCAGATGGGGCGCGCACTTGGCCGTGGTCAGCGTAACCGCTGATCGCATCAATTTTTCGACAATTAGACGGGCTTTTAGGAGGGAAAACAATGGGTTTTCACGAAGTGAGATTTCCTGCGTCATTGAGTTTTGGGTCTATTGGTGGCCCTGAGCGCCGGACAGATGTGGTGACGTTGGCAAATGGATTTGAGGAGCGCAACACGCCCTGGGCGCATTCGATGCGGCGTTATGATGCCGGATTGGGAATGCGTTCGCTTGATGATGTGGAATTGCTAATTTCCTTCTTTGAAGCCCGTCGCGGTCAATTGTATGGTTTTCGTTGGAAAGATTGGTCTGATTATAAATCGAGTAAAGCTTCTGCGGATGTTCTGTATGATGATCAAATCATTGCTGTTGGTGATGGGGTTACGTCAAATTTCCAAATTGTGAAAACTTATTCACCCACCGAAAACGCATATACGCGTCCAATTACGAAGCCGGTATCAGGAACTGTCGTGGTTGGCGTGTCCGGGGATCAACTTCAGGAAACGCTTGACTACACCATTGATTTTGCGACCGGGCAAATTCAGTTCAATCACCCGCCTGACGAGAACGCCGAAATTACTGCGGGTTTTGAATTTGATGTACCCGTGCGTTTTGATGCGGACCGTATTCATACATCCGTTGCCAGTTTCCAAGCCGGTGATGTGCCAAATGTACCAGTTGTGGAGGTGCGTGTGTAATGGCTCTTTCTCCTGAATTCGAAGAACATCTGTTATCGGGGATCACAACCACATGTCTTTGCTGGGCGCTGGAACGTACCGATGGGATACTGTTGGGGTTTACCGATCATGACGTTGATCTCGCATTTGACGATGTTGTCTTTAAAGCTAATACGGGACTGACGGCCAAGGCGCTTGAGCAAATGTCGGGCCTCGCCGTTGACAACACAGAGGCTGTGGGTGGATTAAGCAGTGCTGCGGTGAGCGAAGCAGATATCCAAGCTGGTCGATATGACAATGCGGCCGTGCGGGCGTGGATTGTGAACTGGGCTGATACGTCTCAACGTCAATTGCAATTTAACGGGACATTAGGCGAGGTCCGTCGTGGTGGCGGTGCGTTTACTGCTGAACTCAGAGGATTGAGTGAAGCCCTAAACCACGCACAAGGCTTTGTATATCAAGCCCCGTGTTCCGCTGTGTTGGGGGATGGTCGGTGTAAATTTGCGTTTGATGTGCCGGGATATGCTGCGGATCTGGATGTTGAAACTGTCGAAAACGCTCGTATTTTTCGATTTGAAAACCTAGCCGGGTTTGACGAACGCTGGTTCGAAGGTGGCAAGTTTATTGTGAAGTCCGGCGAAGCCAATGGGCTGGTTGGATTGATCAAAAATGATCGCACGGTCGATGGCACACGCGTGATTGAGCTTTGGCAGTCAATCGCGGCACCTATTGCGTCTGGCGATCAAATTCGAATGGAAGCGGGGTGCGATAAGTCCGTGACCACCTGTCGCTTGAAATTCAATAACTTTCTGAATTTCAGAGGGTTTCCGCATATTCCAGGTGAAGATTGGTTGATGAGCTACCCTTCAAGGGCAGGAAACTCCAGTAACTCCAGTAACTCAAGTTCGGGGGCGGAGGGGTAATAATGGCTGAATTTATTGGTCAACGCGTAGTCAAAGAGGCACGTGATTGGATCGGGACGCCTTATTTGCATCAAGCTTCGCGTAAACAGGCTGGGACAGATTGTCTTGGGTTGATCCGTGGGATTTGGCGGGCTCTCTACCAATCAGAACCAGAGGTGGTCCCGGCCTATACACCGGATTGGTCTGAAGCCTTTGGTGAAGAAGAATTGTGGCGCGGTGCGCGTCGTCATTTGGTCGAAAAACCAAAGAACGATGCTGCTATCGGTGATGTTCTTTTGTTTCGCATGAGCAATGGAGCGGTGGCAAAACATTTGGGCATTCGCAGTGAACTTGGCTCTGCGCCAAGTTTTATCCACGCTTATTCGAACCATCATGTCGTTGAAAGTCCGCTTTCGAAGCCTTGGGCACGGCGCATTGTGGCGTGCTTTCAATTTCCTGAGGAGATTAAATAA